CATTTTCAAGGTGATGTAAGAGAGATGTTGGATTGGGGATGGGATATGATTATAGCATTTCCACCATGTACTTATATGTCAATAGGTAGTGCTTGTCGTATGTACCCAACTAAGGGAGTATTGGATGAGGATAGGTTTAAGAAATCACAAGAAGCAAAGAAGTTTTTCATGGAGATTATGAACGCAGATTGTCCACGAATTGCTATTGAAAATCCACGTCCATTGAAAATTGTAGGACTACCAAAAGAAACACAACAGATTCAACCTTGGCAGTTTGGAGATCCATATACAAAACTTACATACTTGTGGTTGAAAAATCTACCACAACTTATTCCAACACATAACATGAAAGATATTGCTATGCCATGGGTAAATGCTGGAAGTAAGAAAGCAGATGGAGCACCAAGAGATAAACAAGGTGTTACAAGTCATTCTAGAGGTAGGAGTAAGACATTCTGGGGCGTCGCCAGAGCAATGGCTAGACAATGGAGTGGTAGTGTATGAGTATTAAAGCAAGTTATGGAGAGCCTAAAAAACTCTCCTGCTTGCAATCTTGTTTTTTGCAATTTGATTATAAACCACAAATAGTAGATGCTATAAGAACAATACCAGATAGGTTTTATAATGCAAAAGATAAGGTATGGGAAGTACCAACAGATAGTATTCCTGTATTAAAGCAAGCATTAGTTGGTGAGAAATGGAAGTTTACTGGAAGGGCAGCAACAAGAAAAAGTATGCTAGATAAAACCCCTAAGTTCCATTATGAGCCACCAAAAGAAATGAAAACAGAGATGTATAGTTTCCAGAAGGAAGATTTTAACATCTTAATGAATCATGATAAATATTTATTGCTTAATTCTCAAGGTTTAGGTAAGAGCCTAGAGATGATTGCAGTAGCACTAAAGCGCAAGGAAGTAAATAAAATAAGAAGATGTTTAGTAATAGCTTGTGTGGCATCTCTAAAATTTAATTGGGTAAATGAGATACAAGAACACTCAAATGCAACAGTAAAGGTTTTGGGTGGGGATAAAAGCAGTATATCGTCTCAAGATAAGTTGAATCACCTAAATAATCTTGATGATACATTTTTTATTGTAACCAATATAGAAACATTAAGAAACAAGGAGATTTTGGAAAAGTTAAAGAAACTCATACGAAAAGGCGAGATAGATATGGTGGTGGTAGACGAATGTCACAGATCATCAAACCCCTCAAGCCAACAAGGTAAGGGATTACTTGCTATATGTAAATACCTAGACTATATTTATTTACTTAGTGGTACACCATTAACAAATTCACCACTAAATGCGTATCTACCTCTAAAATGTATTGGAGGTGAAAGAACCAATTATACTCAATTTAAGAATCGTTATGTTGTATGGGGAGGGTTTTCAAATTACCAAGTTATTGGATATAGAAACTTAAAAGAATTGCAGATAAAACTAGATTTAGTTTCTATACGCAGATTAAAGGAAGATATTCTTGAATTACCACCTAAAGTATATACCAGTGAGATTTTGGAGATGGGTACTGCTCAACGTAGGGTTTATGAAAATGTTAAGAAATCCATTATAGCAGATATAGACCCAGATATGTTGGCACTAGATCCAATGACTGTAATGCTAAGAGCAAGACAAGCAACAGCATTTACATCAATAGTATCACCAACAGTAGACGAATCTGTGAAGTTAGAAAGATTAAAAGAGTTGGTTGAGGAAGCAGATAGTAAGGTTGTTGTATTTAGTAATTGGACAACTGTTACAGATATTCTTGAAAAACATTTTGATAATTACGCTATTGTTACTGGTAATGTAAAAGATAGAGAAGCACAAATTAAGAAGTTCAAGGAAGATGATAACTGTAAAGTTATTATAGGGACTATAGGTGCTCTAGGAACAGGGTTTACATTAACAGAAGCGACTACGGCTATATTTTTTGACCAACCTTGGACAAAAGCGCAACTAGAACAATGTGCAGATAGGATTTATCGTATTGGTACAAAAGGTAGTGTAAATATAATTTCACTTATTTGTAAAAATACCGTAGATGAGTTTGTTAATAAGGTTGTTCGTAAAAAGGGTGTTATTATGGATTCTATTATTGATAAGAAATTTGATGTAACAGATAAAAGGGTTGTTGAGTTTATGTTGAATGGAGATGTGGATTTTTTATAATGGGTAGACCTGTTATTGATTTAATAAATAAGAGATTTGATATGTTAGTTGTGTTGGAAAGGGTGCAGTCAGATAATAAAAAGGACACATATTGGCTTTGTAGATGTGATTGCGGAAATGAAAAGGTTGTTAGGGGAAGTCACCTAAGAAATGGTGAAATTAGGTCATGCGGATGTTTAAGAACAAATGATTTGACAGGCAAGGTATTTGGTAGGCTTACTGTATTGGAGAGATTATATAGAATAAAAGATTCTTGTTTTTATTATAGGTGTAGATGTGACTGTGGTAATGAGACAATAGTTAGAGGGGATTGTTTACATATTGGTAATACACAATCTTGCGGTTGTTTGAATATACAATCAAGCACAACACACGGTATGAATAAGACTAGATTTTATAGAATATGGCAACGTATAAAGTCTAGGTGTTATGATAAAAATAGAAATGATTATTGTCATTACGGTGGTCGTGGCATATCAATGTGTGACAGATGGAAAAGTTCATTTGAAAACTTCAAAGAAGATATGTACGAAAGTTATCTCAACCATGTAGAAAAGTTTGGTGAGAAAAATACATCTATCGACAGGATTGATGTCAACGGAAATTATGAACCTAATAATTGCAGATGGTCTACAAACGTAGAACAAGCTAATAATAAGAGAAATAACCATATTGTTGATTGTTGTGGTGTTAAAACGACAATGACACAGGCAAGCAGATTATTGGGTGTGACACCACAAACTGTGGCGCAAAGACTTAAAAACGGAAAAGATATTTTTGGAAATCCTACTTGACATTTACTTAAAAGTATGATATGATATACATACACTAAAACAGGGGAGTTGATGAAGTGGCAGTTATGTACTTTCTCTTAGTATTTTTCATTGTCTATGTGTTAATTAGTATAAATTCTAAATATATAATTAGACTCATAGATAAGTGGCTTGATAAAGTAAGGGAGGAATAAGTAATGACACAGATTAAATTAGCAATTAGTGGGGTTTTGGCACTATTCATCATAGCATTTGGATGCCTAACAATTTATACAATTCCAGCAGGACATATGGGAGTTGTATTTAATAAGATGGCAGGTGGTGTTCAAGACAAACCCCTAGAGCAAGGTTGGGCTTTTGTAGCACCGTGGAACACCGTTTCAAAATATCCAATTTCTACAGAACTCGCATATTACATTAGTGGAAAGCATGAGGATAGAGACGATGTAGATGATAGCATTGTTATTGGAACAAAGGATGGTAAAACAATCAAGGTTGACGCTCAAGTAACATATCATATGTCACCAGATAAGTTATCACACATTTATAACAAGTTTAAGGGGCAGGACGATTCTGTTATTGAGTATGGATATATGAAACAGAATTTCCAAAGAATAGCCAATGATATTTCATCTCACTATTCAATGATGGATATTGTTGGGGAGAAGAAGGACGAGTTCAATCAAGAACTTTTCAAGAAGGTATCAGAGTTCTTTGATGAGGACGGTATTATCATTGAACAGGCAAGTCTGGGTAAGGTAGAGCCAGATGATGCTACAAAGCAAGCTATTCAAAATGTTGCAGATGCACAATATAAGCAGCGACAGGCAGAATATGAGAAGGTTGCAGCAGAGGCAGAAGCAGAGAAGAAGGTTGCAGTAGCAAAGGGTGATGCAGAAGCAAAACGTATTCAAGCAGACGCAGAAGCATATTATAATCAGAGAATCAGTGATAGTACAACAGAAAATGTTGTTCGTTTGAAGCAGATTGAGAAGTGGGATGGAAAACTGCCTACATATAGTGGTGTAAGTGGAGCAGGATTCATGTTTAATAAGTAAGGAGAGTTATGAACAAGATATTTATTCTTGTTCTCCTAATTGCCGTAGGGGTGTTCATGCACCAAGAGGACACTCTACGGCAAGATATGGAGAATTTAAGACAACAGAATGTAGAACTTGAAAAGAAGTATCAAGAGGAATTAAGTCTCAGAGAGTCACTTGACAAAGAGATTGAAATGATGTATAATAAAGAAACAGAAGGAGATGTTGCTTATGTAATTGATGGAGAAATCTCAAAATACACGTCAGGGGATAATTTTACTCCTAGTACAACAATGGCAAACGGAGAACAGGTTCATGTAGGAGCAGTAGCAAATAATCTACTTCCATTGGGTACAAGAGTAAGAATTGATGGTCAAGTGTATACAGTAAAAGATCGAACTGGTGGTAATAATTACCTGTTTGATATTTATACAGATTCATATGACCACGCAATCCAGTATGGTAGGCAGTATAAAACAGTAGAGGTATTAAAGTGAGTGATTCATAAGGAGTTGGAGAGAAAATATGAAAGTACAACCAATTCAAAAAATTGTTAAGGCATTTAACCGAGATAAGAAGCGCAATCAGAAGTATTATTGGACTGGTAAGAAGAAACCAGAGCCAGAGGAAAAGTTTGAAGACTTTATGAATGTGGAGGATATTGTAGATGTCAAATATAAACATTGATGTTCTTGGAAGCCTTGATGCAAAAATCAAGGAAATGACAACAACACTCACAGATGGTAAAAATCTTATTAAAGAGGATTTTGCAAAGACAGATACAAATGATTATGTTGGGAATCTATACACAGCAAAGGTGAGTAGGCGTGTATCTACAAAGTTTGACGAGAAAAAGGTTCTCAAGATTGTAAAGGAAAATGGATTGGATTGGCTTCTTACAGAAGTTGTTGACTTAAAGAAGTTGGAGGATGCTCTTGTAGCAAACGAAATAGAAATAGAACTTTTTGCAGATTGTATTTCAGAAAGTGAAACACTGGCAGTTACATTTAGGAGGAATAAAAAATGAAGTTTTTGTGTAGTAACACAGCAAAGTTGATGGAAGTGTGTAGACAAAAGCACATCATGTTGAAGGACAGTATCATTGAATCGGTTGGAACAAATGACTCGTTAGAAGACCCAGTGATGTATGCTATTGATATTCACCAACTGGTTGAGGCAATCAATGATATTGAGAATATCATGTTTGCAATCTATAGAAATGGATTTAGGTGTCAACATATTGTTATAACAGAAAAGCAGTATGAATCAATTACATATTATGGCAGAAAGAGTATTCCACAAGATTTGTTTGATGAGGTGATTGAGGTATGAAAATTACAGAAGTATCAGTAACAAGTAGGCGTTCAGTGAAAATCCATAATGACTTCATGACTTTTGAAGCCATGCTTAAAGCAAACCTAGAGGATGAGGATGATTTCGATGAGTGCATCAATAGTCTTTGGATTGAGGCACATAATCAGGTAGATAAGCAGATCGAGGACGCACTAGAACAAATGTAAAATAGGGGGAGATTAAATTCTCCCCTTTATAATCTAAGGAGTTGATATTTTGGGTATTTTTGGAGAGTTTTCAACTCAGAAAAGAGTAAGACAACCGACATTGGTGGAACTTGTAGACAAATATTTTACAGATAAGTATTTAGTGAAAGAGATAAATACATATTTAGCCATGCGTAGGCAGCAACATAACTTGCCAACAAGAATTTCATTTGAAGAGCAGTTAAAATTACTGGAAACATACCCAGAAAATGAAAGAATTGAGCAGGTAAAGAAATCAATATTGGGTGGGTATAGGTCACTATGTTATCCAAGAAAAGAGAAGTATGAGAAGCCACAAAAGGTGGAGACAGAGAAGATTTTGGGGGTGGGATTTTGA